TTTTGGCTCAAGGATTTGAGGCCTTGATACAACAAAATCTCCCAAGGCACGGGGGGCGGTCTGAGGACCGTGGCTGCAACATGGCCCGGGTGATACCCAGCATTCTATGCTGTAAGTGTCATTCCGAACAGCTGGAGGAGTTGGTTAGACCCGTGGAGGGCGTACCATGCATGACACGCCTCATCAACGTGAGGAAGACGTGCTCCATGTGTGAACACGAGGTCTATTGGGCGGACAGGGAGGCTGCAATGTTCGAGAGCCCTTGGCGGGTTGTCGACGACGTGTGCTTCGCAGGTTACATGGGTTTTGCACGGGACACTCTCATTGGCAACGCGGTCCAAATGATTGAGAACGCCGTGGACACATGTGAATTGCGCAGCGTCACTTTGCCGACCAGCTTGATTGCCGACCATCGGGATATTGTCGGACGCCACTGGGCGTCGTCTACCACCGGCAAGGTACCGACCAATTACCACCAGATGTTGGTGAGCTTAATCGCTACGCAAAAGTCGAGCGACGAAAGGAGAGAAGCCCTCCTGGTGGTGGCGCCGCACGCATTGGAGTATGAGTACAGCCGGCCAATCATGGCAAAGGGCTGCTTACCAACGTGCTTTGGCTTCAACACCACTCGCGACACCCCGTGGAAGCGCGTTCCACACAATGGGGTCGTTGAGGACGACACTGGTGGAGGTGTCGAGGCTGCGCAAAGCCTGAGTGATTCGATTGATCTGGACTTGGCGCACGTGCGTGGTGACACACAGTCATCTACCGTGTGTACCATTGTCGGTGAGTCAGGAAGTGTTGTGCGAGGCGATGCCGACGCGCCGGGAGACACGGGATCCCGCGACGCCAAAAGCAGGTTTCCACACATGACGGCTGCCCCGGCTTTTCTGTTCAGCAACCACCCACAGAATCTAATCTCGGGCGAGAGTCAGCGAAACGTCGATGTCGGCAGGGTTGAGATCAAACCTGAGACACGAGCTGCAATGAAGAAGGTGACCGACTTGTTGATCAAGCACGTCTTTACTGAGGACAAGTGCAAGTCGGCCGCGCGCAAGGTTGGACGAACCAAAGATGCTTTACCCACGAAGTTTACGGATGCAGACCGAGAACGGATGGAAGCCGCGAGCTTGTCCGAGACCGGGTTGTACTTCGATAATAAGGTGGATGCCTTTGTAAAAGCTGAGGTGTCGGCAAAACCGAAACCTCGACTTATCGCGAACCATGGGGCCAGGCGGATCACCGCCCTGGCCACAGTTGCCAAGATCTACGAAACAGTCTTGTTCAGCACTTTTAAGTACGCCTCCATAAAAGGCAGGAAAAAGAAGCAAGCGTTGAGCGAGATTGCACGAAACATGGCGAAAGTACGCGGAAGTAACACAGGCGTCGTTGAAAACGACCTGACTGCTTTCGAGTTCGGCATCGGGAAGGCACACAAGGAGTGCGAACAGGAGATTTTCCGCGCCATCGCGGCACATCTCAACCTCGCAGCTCACGGTGTCGACGCGGCAGAATTCGAGAGAGTTGTGGATCAACGGAACAAGACCATCATGTGGAGGATGAGGTACAAAGACCAGGAGACGAATGAGCGCAAGGTGGTGACCATAGTCATGGACAAACCAGTGCGCGAAAGCGGCGACCGGCTCACCTCATCTGGCAATTTCCTCCAGAACCTCATTGCTTGGTTGCTCATCCTCGTCGACTGGACGGGTGACGCACTCGAGCGAGCCATCATCGGTTGGGTGAAGCGTCAAGGCGCATTGCTCATATACTCCTCTCGACTCGTCCCTGAGTCCAATCCGCTATGCGGTTTTGGGTTTCGAAGGGGACGATACCATCGCCAAGTTCGGTGAGACTGGCGTTCGTGAGGAGGCCGAGAGGTTTATGACGGAGGATTACGGCTGGAAGCCAAAATTGAAGAGCATCACATCAACAGGTGATGGTGCTTTGACTTTCGTTGGGTACGAGATGCTGTTCACCGACGGCCATCCGGTTTTCGTTGACGACGAAGTAGTCTGTCAGCCTGAGCTGAAACGTTGCCTCAAGACGAAGGACTTCCAGTGCACGGCTTGCGAAGAGAACATGCGAGCTTGGAGCAATGCCGTGTATGCGCGTCTCATGGCTGAGGAGTTTGATGGAAACCCTCCTATGGTGACATTCTTCAATGCGGTACGCGCCGATTGGCTTGCAAAGGCCACCGGCGAAATTCGTGTCACAGATGACTGCCGCAAGACACTCGCGCTGAGCAAGACAGGCACTACCGAGGGGGCGGTGCCGCTTGCCGTGGACGCATTTGAGTCCACACTCTCAAGGCATACCATGCGACTAGCGACTGTGACGGGTGGACCCTACACGGAGTTGGAGTTCGCGAAAGCGTGTGGTTTAACAACATTGGAAGTTAGCGGCTCAGAAGCAGCCGCTTTCATGCCAGCAGCCTGGTTGTCCTGAGCAACCATTTGCATGCGGTAGTATTCGTACCTGACATACGCGATTTAGGGTGGGCAAACCTTGGCCTCAGGCCACCCGCTAGGTTAGTTCTGGGTCGTTCGCGGCCGGGTTGTACATTTTGTCCCCGGTTCGGCCTTGGAAAACGGAAAGTGGACGCTAACCTAGTTCGACCGTCACGTGGTTTTATACGCTTGACCACACGGGGCACCACACAGTTACGACTGGGGTGGGCGCGATTGTCCTGGCGGGCCTTATTCCTCAGTAGCCGTGGGTAATACGGTGAAGAGCCTGGCTGCCCGTAGCGGGGCATACGGTGAGAGCTGCTCCCCGCCCGTGACGGCGGTTGCATTCAGGGCACATGCGTAATGGGGAGTATTGTACGACCTTCGTCGCGCGAAGGGACAAGCACTGCGAACACTGTCGCCAGTGCCGCTTGCCGCCACAGTAATGTGGTGTTTGTCCTGGACTCGCGTTCGGCTATCCTGGCCGGGTGCGTGAACCACAGATCACCGCGCTGAGTGAGTGGTGGGTCGCTACACAAAATGGAAGTGCATGCGGATGCACACCACCGTTGATAGGGGAGTCCCCCCCAGTCAGATCGAAGAATTTGCGTGGGTAATTCCTAAAATTGGGTACCACGATCCTTGTCCAAGGTATTGAGGCTAACATACCTGTACTGACTTGCCGTACTGGAAGAAATCTTCGAGGATTTAAGCTGTTCCCATGGCGAATGGAAAGCAACTCAAGAACGGCAAACGCATGAAGAGCGGGAAGAAGCAAATGGCCGGAAAACCCGCACGGCGATCGAAGGTAAACGCGGCGACGAATGCACTGGTGCCTGGCACTGGTGCCGTTCCTCCCGTACCGTATGGAGCGTCACAAGGGGCCAGTTTGCTCGCGTTCGACGCGACTCACCCATCACACATGCCTCTTCCCCGTTCCGTCGGGCCTTACTCGGTCACCCGCACCACAATGCGGTTCAAATCCAACTCTCGGGTTGTCATATTTGGTACGTTCAACTATTCTGGTTCTGCCGCGGCAACAACGCAGGGCACTTGGTCGAACGTTGTTGCCGTGTCTGATGTGGACGCGGCATTGCCAATCAGTGCACCAAACAATGCCAAGCTCCACTCTGCGCCTGACCCGAGCAGTGACGGAACGTGTGTACCGAGCGCTTACACCGTTCAGATCATGAATCCGACGGCGCTTCAATCAGCGAATGGTATGTGCTACATGGGCGTGGCGAAAACGCAGCTACCTCTTAAGGGCGTACTCAAGACATGGGACGCACTTTCGAATGAGTTGATTTCGTACATGGCCCCACGCATTGTCGCATCGGCGAAGTTGTCGTTAAACGGTATAAAGATCAGTTCCTACCCGATGAACATGTCATCACTCGCAAATTTTGACGAACTGACTTTTACCCCGGATGAAACCGTGACCACATTGTCGGCCACGAACAACGCACCTGATCTGAACGGAATGGCACCAATTTTCGTCGTAAATTCTGAGTCTCAGAATCTTGAGTATCTCGTCACCGTAGAGTGGCGCACGCGTTTCAACATCACGAACGTTGCGTCCTCGACCCACAAGCATTACACTGCGACGCCGGACAATGTTTTCGACAAGGTTGTGCGTGCCGCCTCAAACCTGGGGCATGGCGCAATCGACATTGCCGACACGATCAGCAGGTTCGGACAGGCCGCGAGTACAATTCGTGGGGCGCTTGGTGGCGTACGCAATTCCTTGCCCATGTTGGTGGACTGACTTGGTCTTATCGATGTGATCCTTCCTATACACTGGCCCCGTCGCTGATGTCGAGGTCCAGCCCAGTGAACACTTGCCTTCGGACGGCAGGTCGCTCCCCTCCGCTAATCGCTACGGCGAGGTTCCCACCATTGGGGTTCTAGCGGGAGTGTTCACACGACGGGTTGAATGCGCTTAGTGGGCGCGCCCCC